AAAGATATTCAGAATTTTATAAGACGGCTCAAACGTAGATATAAAAAAATGGATAAAGAGTTGAAATACATTTACGTGGCGGAAGGGAAATCTAGAATCCACTTCCACATGATCATCAATAATGAGGAATTGTATTCAGATGAAATCAATGAACTTTGGCCACATGGCATGCATAAGTTGATGTTGTATCAAGGGCGAGCAGAAGATGCAGTTAAATTGGCAAGATACTTTATCAAAGAAAAACGAAGTGCATGTTATTCGGAAAAAGATACAACTTTCAAACGTAGATGGAATAGCAGTAAGAACCTTGAAAAACCAAAAGTAAAAACAGAAATCCTAAAACCAAGTGAGTGGAGAGATTATATACAGCCACCAAATGGGTACTACGTAGAAACAGATAGCGTAGTAGAGGATGTATCAGAGGAAGGGTATCCTTACAGGTTCTATAGATTGATAAAAATTGAGGAGGTAAAGAGTGGAATTACTAGGAATAGGAATTGTCATAGGGATAGTGCTAGGAATGGCAATAGTTTCTCTATGCGTAATTAGTAGTGAATGTAGAAAATGGGAGGAAAAGCAAATTGCTAAATATAAATCAAGTATTCCTAAGCGGTAATGTAGTAGCTGATGCGGAATTAAGATACACGAAAACAGGAAAGCCAGTACTTACATTTAGAATGGCAACAAATAAATATATAAAAGAGCAAGAAACAACCCAGTACCACAACATTGTATGTTGGGTTGATGCGGAAGTTTATAGCGGATTAAGAAAAGGTGATTTCGTAGCCGTAGCAGGTGAGTTACGTTCTAGATCCTATGAAGATAAAAAAGGCGAGAAACGCTACGTAACAGAAGTAGTGGCACAAAATCTTACATATGGACTTAAACAAAATGAAAGTCAAAGTAATTTTGATGGATACGGAGAGGAAGAAAAGATTCCGTTCTAGGAGAAGTTATGCAAAACACATCAACAGTAGGTATTCCAAAGAATTGTATGAATTGGTTAGTGTTAGGGCTAACAATATATACAGACATGGAAATAAAAGATGCATTAAAAGAGCATTTTGGCTTATCTGACAGAAAGAAGATAAAAGGAAGAGTGGATGTAGATAAGCTAAAAGAATTAATAAACGAAGGATTATCTTTTTCAGAAGTAGCAAGAAAAATGGGTTTTGAAAGAATGACATTAAAAGGCTTTTGTGAAAGAGAAGGTATTAGTACGAAACGAGGTAAATAAGATGAATAAGAAAATGATGTTAGCGGTAATGGTATTAAGTGCAGTAGTAAATGGTGTATATGCAAGCGGTACAAATAATTTAGTAGGTGGCACAGATAATGTGGCAACTGCTAATAGTGCGGCGGTGTTTGGCTATCAAAATGTTGTAAACGCAAATAACGCATTAGCTATTGGCGAAAATAACACTGTAAATGGGACGAATTCTTTTGCAGGGGGGAATAACTCCAAAGCAGAAGGACGGAATACATTCGCATTCGGTAGCCACGCCGAGGCACTAACTGAATATACGTATGCGATTGGTTCGCAAGCAAGAACATCCGCATACGATGCCATTGCCATTGGTAATGGTACATACGCAGGGGGCGTATCAAGTGTAGTAATTGGTAGAAGTAATGCAGTTAGCGGAGATAATACAACAGTAATTGGTGCGAATAATCAAAGTGTAACAGCAGGGCAATCACTAATTATGGGATACAACAATGTAACTGGCAGTGAACAAGAACAAATTGTGGTAGGGGTAAACTCTAAAACAAGTGGCCAAGGTGCTACAGTGATTGGTACACATGGCCAAGCCACAGGATACGATACAACGGCAATTGGTAATAATACGATTGCAGACAAACCAAATAGCGTTGCGCTAGGAACTAATAGCGTAACAGATGATGCAGTAAATCAATTGCAAGCAATGGTTAATAACACAACATATGTATTCGCTGGTACAGATGCAACATCAGTAGTAAGCATTGGCAGTAAAGACCGTGCAGGATATGGCAGTGTAAAACATTATGTTCGACAAATTCAGAACGTTGCTGCAGGACGAGTAGATGCATCTTCAACTGATGCGGTGAATGGTTCACAACTCCATGCTGCATATAATGCAATCAACACAATGCGAACAGACATTGATAACGCATTAGATGCACAAGAACAATTCAATACTGCAGTACATAACACATTAGCTAATCATAAGGATGCAATCAAAAACAATACACAACGAATTGCACAAAATGCGGAGACCATTCAAGCACATGATCGCATGCTAACAAATCATGAACAACGTATTGATGTACTAGAAAATCAAACACATAATGCCTTAACAAATTTAAAAGAAGGCATTAGCCGATTAGATGGCCGAGTAAATAAAGTAGGTGCAGGTGCGGCTGCATTAGCTGGACTACATCCTATGGAATTTAACAAAGATGATAAATTCAGCGCATCTATTGCATATGGCCATTACAACAATGCCAATGCAGTAGCATTAGGTTTGTACTACAGACCAAATGAAAAAGTACTACTAGGAATTGCAGGTACATTCGGAAGTGAAAACATGTACAGTGTAAGCGCATCTTTCAAATTTGGTAAACATAGCGAATATGAACCACAATCTAAACAAGGTGAAATTGAAAGTATGAAAGCACAAATTGCAGAATTAACGGCAAGACTTGATGCGGTGAGCAAATAAAACAGGGTGGGCGGTATATCCGCCCTTTCCTACAAGTAGAAACGAGGAGGCAACATGAAACCAATCATATATAAAGGCCTTAGATTAGGAACAAATAAAACAGAGTGGGTAAGTAGTGATGAAATCAAGCAAAGCTACTCACAAATTAGATTATTAGCAGTACAAAATGATAGCTACTCATGGATACCAATTGAGGATGGAACGTTATGCAGAGGTAGTGAGGCGAAAGATTGTACTGGAAAGCGAATATACGAAAACGACATTATAAAGTTTGATTGTAAATCAATACAGGATACTCCATTAATAGCAGAAGTATATTATAGCCTTGATAAATATCAATGGCGATGTAAAACAATTGTTAAAAATAGAGCACTAGATTTTGACATAGCCTTCATTGTAAATAATGGCAAGGTAAAAATAGTGGGCAATAAATTAGAGGGATATGAACATGAATGATAGATACAGAAATGTGTGTAAAGCACATGATCATATCGTAAAGTGCAGAACAAAGGAAGGGAAAAGAATATTCATACCACGTTGGGGATACGTGATAATTCCTTCTGATAAATTACTAGCTGCAAGAATAAAAAGAAACGCTTACAAGGTGAATAGTAAATTTAATCAATGGGCGAGGAAACTATGGATGTACCATGCAGAGGGTGCAAGTTTAGAGAAGTAGCTTGCCACGGCAAATGCGAAAGCTATTTAGACTATAGAAAAAGACTAGATGAGCAAAATAAAGAGAGATACAAAGAAATTGATACATATAGTTACGTAGGGGATAACGTGAGAGCAATTAGATATAAAATGCGGAAGGCACGATATGGGTGCACAGTAAGAGATTGAGGTGGAGCAATGCAAAGAAAATGTCATAGGTGTGATAGGTTATATACACCAACAGACCATAACACATGGTGCCCAGATTGTATGGCAGGAAAACCAATAGTGCCACGCAAGACGGCAAAGCAAGTAGCAAAAGAAAATAGAGAACGAATGGAGCAAGCATATAAGTACGCAAGATATTGTGTGCAATGTGGAAAACGCTTTTACACAAACAAAGCTAATAAGATGATATGTGGTGAATGGGAATGTGAAGAAAAGCAGCAAAAACAATTATTACAAGCAAGGCGAACAAAAGAACGTGCATTAAGGGGGCTGTAAAATGATTAGAATTCTAAACATACAATTTGGTGAGTATACAAAAGTAACGTATATGAAACATAATGGCCGATGTGATGAAACATACCAGTTAAAAACGAAAGACCTATATAGGCCAGAAATGATAAGACAATATGAAAAGATGAAAGAACTATTCTTGCAATGGTTTCCAACATTCAAGTTTTCAGCAAACTTATATTACTTGGTAGGTATGGGCGTTAAATATAACAAACATGATGATGCAATGATTGATAAAGTTAAAGTAACAGGTGCTTTAGAAAATAAAGCAGGTAGTTTGTGTAAGGTAGTAAGTGAATGGATACCAGTGGGAACAAGTGAAAACAAAATAATCATGGAGTTCCTAAAAGAGGTAGTTATGTTTGTTAAAGGTGAAAGAGCGCAAGGGAAACTGTTTGAAAATACAGAAATAGAAGAGGCAATAGATGCAATTGATGCGGATGATAGCCATGTATTCC